TTTCTCGTATAAAATACCCCTCACAATTTGCAAATGGCATCAAATATCCCTCTACCCATTCGTCTTTTGTTCCTAACTTTAAAGCCCTATAAATCGGAATTTGTATCATCTTCTTCTCCTTCACCTTTCATATACACTACCCCAAACAGGGCGACTGCGATTAGTATGTATTGTATTATGTTTTCTGACACTAGTTGCCCTTCCAACATTCTTCTGGGTTGATTGGTTCTGCATTATGCCACCAAACCATAGGCAAGTTTGATGAAAATGTTTTATATTGTTCACAGTATTTCATTACTACTTTAGGGGTTTTACCGTTGATTGAATTGTTATTCCACACCCAGCACAAAATCCCTTCTTTTGGTATATTGTTATACCATTCTTTAGGTTTTGGTCTATACTTAAATAAATCATCCCATGTAGGATTATGGGTGACTAGAAATCCTGTGCCTATCTCTATGTCTACTTCAATAGGTTCACCCAAAGCAAAAGCTTTCCTTGCTTCAAAGTGTTTATCTTCTATGATATATTGGTACGTGGTGAAACTGGGTGCTTCCATCATTTGCCATCTGCCTGAATTATATCTCCATAAATTACCACCATTTATATAATGTGTTATTTCAGATAACCATTTTTCTGCTTGTTTTCTATTCATTACAATATCCTTTGTCTATAAAATTCAAAGAAATGTTTAGTAGCAATAACATTTTCATTTCCCTTTGTTCTTAATACCACAAGTTACACACCAATTCGTATAGCCTGATTTTATCTGAGCTACTTGTCTTGCATTTTCTTTACCACACCCAGAACATCTATATACAGCCATCTTACGCTTATGTTTAGAATTTTCAGTTGGGTATCTCATTCCAAGTTCTCTAATGAGTATTAGTGCCATTATAATCCTTTTTCTCCATTATAGTATTCACTATTTACATATTCATCATAAAGTCTTTCTGCCTGTTCCTCTGTTACGTTCATTGCGTTTGAATCATCTATTCCATGAAACTCATATAACCATTCTTCAAATGTCATTGTGTTTTCCTTTATACTTCTGAATATCCACCTGTTGAATGGTTGCCATATTCAGTATCTTTAAGTCCAAGAAGTTTTCTTTTTTTACTTCCTCTAGGCATAGTCCATTTTGGGTCAAGTTTAGTAACCTTTTTTGCTTTGCCTCTTTTTCTATACTTATCATCAACCAACTTTTGAGGTCTGCAAGCATCACTACAATATCTTTGTGAACCAGCTGTTGTATTAATCAACTCAATACCACAAGTTTCATTTTTGCAATATCTTATTTTTCTATTTTTAACTTTGTCTGATTCTTGACGTTCTTTAAGTTTAATCAATCTACATGGTTCACACATTTTCTTTGGAGCTTCAATTTCTATTTCACATTCCTTACAAACTCTTATTTCTGTAGATAAATTCATAATCTTAGATAGTTTATTGCGTTGTTTCTCTATCCTGTCTCTTGTGCTTGCAGTAATGGCTGTTTCTTCGTACATTCGTAAGCTCCTTATGGTTTTACTTGCCTAAGCCTGTAAACTCTCTTCTTGAGCCATCTAGGGCAACCACTTTAATCTGCTTGTATAAGATGTTCCATGACTCTTCACAGGTGTTACAAGTATATACATTGTTGGCTTCTGTTGGTGTACCATGTCTAAATCCCTTGCTTATCCAATCTTGACTGTTACAGTATGGACATCTTGCCTTGTTAAATTGCTCTTCACTAAATTTACTCATCTTACTTCTCCTGCATATTGTGCATTTGTAACCATTTTAAAAATATCTAAGATTAAACCAAAGTCATAAGTTACATCAAAGAGTAATGTTTCACCTTGGCTATCAACTCCTTTTGTAAATACTAAGTTTCCAGCAAGTGTTGCATTTCCGTAATGATATACAGGACTTCCAGAGTTAAATAATCCTTCTTCGTTCACCCAACAATCATATAAAGGAAGACTTACCAATTCTACAGTAGTGCAGCCTATGTTTTCATACATTTGTTCTAAGAGTTTCTTTTTATCTGGAACTTCAATAAGTTCAATTTTTGGTTCTTGACCTTTTTCATATTTTACTGTTACTATATGGTTCATTATTTTATCCTTCTATGTGTCTGATTAGGTTCATCACACCTCTTGATGCTTTGCCATTACGAATAATCCATTTTCCTGTTGATGGATAGAAATCAATTAAACTACCATTAAAATCTGTAACAACAAGATGAATTCCATTGTTTTTTGATTCAAAGTCAATATTTCTATCCAATAAAAGTTTTGTACTTTTTTCTAAGTTTGATAATTTCTTTTCCTTACTGTGAGCCTTCATAGCATCATAATCTTCTCTCATGTAGTTCATTATATTTCCTTCTTTTTTGGAATTGGTTTCGTTTTTGTTGTTTGCTCTTCAAAAATCAATGTTGGATTTCTTTTTTTGAAGTCTTCCTCGTTGTTGTAATATCCTTCACTAAGATATGTCTTTCCGTTTTGTAGCTTCCTAAACTTTACCTTTATTGGTTCATTCATGGTGTTCTCCTGTCATTTGCATAATGCATTTCACAATCATTATCTTCACATAGTACAATTTTTCCATCACCTATCATAATAGTAAATACTGTAAATACTACTACGAATAAAATAAATAGAAATAAGATAACATTTATAATACGATTAAATGCTGTCTTTATCCAAGTTTTTAATGTCTTTTTGTCATACTTGTTCATGGTTTATTCCTTAGTAAATATGTTGTTCTATGCGTTTATAGTTTTTATTCATGAAATCAAGTGTATGTTCAACTTCTGCTAAACATTCATTTCTTCCACCACCTATGATAAACATGTCATTTGGTAAAACATCAAGTAGGTCTATTGTGTAATCACAATCACCAGATTTAAATTTTTTCAAAATTGCATCTTCATCTTCTTCCATTTCATTACGAATCCAAGCATAATCTTTCTCAATGAAATTAATAAACATTGTATCTATTTCATAGCTTTCAAACATTGCTTGTACATCTTGTTCTTCGTCCTCTGTTAGCCCTTTACCAACGAATAATGCATATACCTTATCTTTGTATTCCTTTATAAATTTCATGGTTTCTGATACGTCTATTATGTCATTCATGTATGGAAAGTATGCTGGTTGTATATCAACTATTAATAATGGTTTCATTTAGTTCTCCTTGATTATTGCTGTTACCTTACCAATCTTGGTTAGTTTGTATCTACTATCTATTGATACTATTTCATTTACACATCTTAGTGTTTGTTTATTGCTAAGTCCTATATGTTCTGCAAGATGATATACGCTTACAGGTTGATTCTTTTCAATTCCTGTTATTCTTTTGTAATTCCCGTTACGTTCATCAATATATTTTAGTATATCAAAGTATTTTTTGTAACTATTTGTTTTTTCCATAAAGTTCCTTTATATTGTTTTATTACTAGCCCAACCAACTATAAACATTTGGTCTATTGGTGCTAGTGTGACTATCCATTTTTCTTTATTATCAAGAAGATGTTGAAATCTCTCTATTGGAGTACCATATAAATTATTGTAAGTTTTTCTACATTTAATACAAAATTTAAACATTCTTTCAAGAACATCTAATGCATGTTTTCCATTATTTGCAAAAAAGATTAGATTCATTTCCATTGTGTTTGATAATCCACATTGTTTTGGTGAGAAGTGATATAAATGTTTACCACCTTCATAAGTAAATTCTTCTTCATTGTTACCACTTACAAATAATTTTATTGGGTTACTTATCATAATAATTCCTTTTAAATTCTGTACAACCCTTAAAGTCTTTTGCTATAATAAATCCAAATTTTCCACACCAATCACTATGATGAGAGTTATTTCTTTTGTATTCACAGTTTTTACAAGTTCTAGTTCTAAAATCATCTAATACTTTTCTGATAATCTCCATAAGTTCATCATCATTATATGTTCTTGGTTCAAACATAGGTATGTTTAGGTTTGTTGATTTTCTTTTTTTCACTGATTGTTCCTTTTTATCTTGATAAGTCTTTTATTATTTTCTGTATTCCTCTGTCGTCACTCATATTAAATTCATATTCATCGTACATTGTATTTCCTTTTGTTTATTCTCGTTCATTAAAGGTTTCCTATTCCCTCCGAAGGAGAGAGAAACAGAAGAACCAAAACACTTGCATATCAACCAATATCACAAGCTTTAAAGCTCAAGCTATGACGATAGTCCATTTTTAACGCAACTTGTTGCACCTTATCTAAGAATAAAAAAAAGAAAAAAGATAATATAAAAGAACAGTTTGCATAGGCGATAGCCGAAATTTTTTTTGACACAAGGGCTTTATACCCTTGCAGCAATCCATACTGAAATATAAATTAATGGAAGGAAATAAATTCCTCCTAAAATTAATTTGAAGGGCATTTTATAATCCTCCTCTTTCTGTTGGTTGTGATAAACCTAGTTTAAATATTTTGAAATAATATCTTTCTGGGTTCTTAGCATTTTCAACTAATTCCATTTTGAAAAGAGTATTTTCTAATTCAAAAAAATCTGTGCCTAAGCTCTCATTTCCATTGTAGCTTTGACTTTGGAAGTGTACGCCTTCATCATTCATAGCGTTGATAATAGCTTTGGTCGCTACTGTTGGAAGATTGATAAGTAAGCTTTGTTTGTCTTGCAGCTCTTTGACTTCTTTTCTTAAGTCAATAACACAAGTTGTAGGCTCTCCCTCAAATCCACTCAATGTGCTATATTCAACCGTAACTGATAAGATATTCTGCTCCATATCCATTTCAGAACTGTAAGTTGTTGTACTATCATCTACTTCTACGCTGTACTCGTTGTTTAATCTTGTGAAGTTTCCTTCTGTTGCGTAGTCTCCAAATGTTGCCATTTTTGCCGATGTTGTTTTTCTTACTATTTGTTTCATGATGTTTTCCTTTTTCATGTTTGGTTTAAGTTGCTGTTCCGTCTTTCTCTATATATATTATATCTAAATGGTCGAATATCGTCCTTAATATATATAAATAAAGTCAATTCTTTTCATTGAATTTACTTATGAATATTTAGTTTTTAATCAATATAATTTATGACTGCTCTTTACTTGCAACTAATCTCACTTTAACGGTAAGACAGAGGTGGTTAAGATTGAGCAGTCACCTGCGAAATCGATATGTTTACCAAACAAGAACGCTATTTGTTATGCATCAATAGTTGAGCGATAATCTCAATGGTTATGAATGGCAAGTATAGAGCGACTATGATAGTGATGGCTACAGCGATTAATAAAACCTCTACTGTTACTTACAAACTATCAATGAAAATCATTATCAATAACTAAAGTTGCATATGGTTGTATAATGTGTAGATGAAGAGATGAGAAGTAGAAAGATAAAGAGAAGAGTAAACATACACTCATAAAGCAACAGAACACAAGCTTAAACAGTTAGAGTTGCAATAGTGACAGTAACACGTAGTGCTAAGACCTTAGGCTTAGTCCGTAGGAGTACAGAACGGCTATTGCCCATACATATAACCATATATACAGTAGTATTTGTAACCATAATGAGATAGATATAACCATATATACAAAGAGAGAGATTGTTTTACAGCAGAACCTAACCATACATACATATTGTTGTCTGTGCTGGAGAAAATATATGTAGTCTATGAGTAAGAGACAAATTACCCTATGGGGGAAGTCTGGAAGTTCACACAATCAATGTTACCCTAGAATATTTTTGACCCTAAATTACCTTTTTCATAAAAACTTCTCCCTACCCTAGATAATTTCTAATGCAAAATTAACATTTTTCTAACAAACTACCTATTATTTTTTATTATATATGTATAATCTCTTTGAATAATATTAAAAAATATTTAACTAAAAATACCTACATATATTCACTTTCTAAACCACCTATTATCTTGTCAACACATACTTCTATTTGGTTATAAAGTCTCTTATGCACACCTGTGCTATAATTTAGTCTGTCTTGGTAGATAAATTTTAACTCTTCTCTGGAATTATCTTGTGTTCGGAGGTAAATGTTCTCTATTTGGATGAGTACCATGTTTACTACGCTGGATTGTAAGTGTATATGGGTTTTAAATAGTTGGTTTTCTTTGTTGTATATATAGTGTAAGGAAAATAGTGTTGCATTGTAGAGTAATCGTTTTGATATATTTGGTATGGTTGATATTTTTCTATAGAGGTAGCCGTGTTTATTTTTTAGGTCATAGAGGTATGAGTGTAAGGCTCTTGATTGGGAGTTAATTATTTTAGTGTCTATCCTGTAGTAGATTCTGTCTTCTCTGGTTCCACGGTATGCAAGTGGTGCATTGCATGAAAAGAATTTAGTGTGAAGACTTTGCTGGTGTGGTATCATGGAACGTCCTACTTCTCCGAATGTTATTCTTTTATCCTCGTAACCATTCTTTACAAATCTTCTTTTGCATGGTACACATACTTTATAGAATGAGTATAGAGGTCTTTGACATTCGCTACAGTAATTTGTTATTTGCACTTTAATCCTTTATTGGTTATGATTGTATCACATAAAGGAAAAAACTATGGAAAGAGTAATTAAGATATTAGAGAGTTATCAGAAAAAATATGAAAATAGAGCTATGGTACTGCAACTTTGTGGTGAAGATGTAAGTGAACGGCAGAGAGGTATCATCCAAGGGGAGATAAATATGCTTAGTAAGCTTATGATGGATTTAGCAGGAAGCGAAGATGGCAAAGAAAGTTAAGTTAGCTCTCTTTGATGAGCGTTATTACAGTCAGTTGCTAGAACTTTTAAAGAAGTTTCAAAAAGAAGTGTACGGTGCAAGCACTAAAATAGATATTGATGGTTTCATTATAGGACATCATGGATATATTTACTTGATATTGAATGAGGAGAGTAGAGCAATAGGATTTAGCAGCTTTGTGTATAATTCTTACAATGGTTTGAGAGAAGCTACTCTTGGAAATGACTATATTTATATAGATAAAGAGTATAGAAGAACGAGAGCTATGCATTTAATTTCCATACAGGCAGGTACTTTATGTCAAAATAACAACATACCTTTAGAACATTATGTAGCTTCCGATGCTTCGGCAAAGTTCAATGGTCGGATGAGTGGAAAGAAGTTATTTTCAACATTTGTTTATGAAGTAAAAGAGGTTTCCAGAGAAATGGATAGGTTAAAATCAAAGATAAGGATAAAAGAATGACAAGATTAAAGATGGCACTAATTCATGGAGACAATCTATTTGCAGCAGTGGCACTCAACAAGGGTAAGGGAGGTTCAGCACCTACACCACCACCAATGATAGCACCAGCACCACCTGTTGAAGAAGCAAGTGTTGAGATTGACCCACTAAAAGATAAGAGAGTAAGAACAGGTAAATCATCTTTGAAGATGCCACTCGTTACAAAAAATACGGGTCTTAAACTGTAAGGAATAACCTATGGCAGAAGAAGAAAAAATAAAAGCAGCAGCAAGGTATGCAGAGTTAGACAAGGAGAGGGGTCCTACCCTCGACAGAGCAGAGCTTTGTTCTGAAATGACAATACCATATCTCTTTATGGAAGATGGTTCTTCTGCACAGGATGATTTAACAAGGAACTATGTTCAGGGTTATGGAGCAAAGCTTGTAAATCACTTGGTTGGAAAGTTCGCATTGAGTATATTACCACCAAGTCAACCGTTTTATAGGTTAAGTGCTACAGAAGAAGCCATGAGTGAGATAACTCAAGGTGATGTAAATGCACAGTTTGAAATTGAGAAGATTCTTTCTATTAAGGAAGAGGGTATCTTGAGATACATTAATAAGAGTAAATTCCGTGTAAGTCTTTATCCTGCACTACGATTATCTATGGTTACAGGTGATTCTCTTATTGAGAAGGTTGATAAGACTTTATTCCGTGTATTAAACATGAAGAACTATGTAATTAAGAGGGATTCTGCTGGAAAAATTCTTGAATTGATTATAAAAGAGAAGCTTCCATACTCATCCATTCCAGAAGAGATACAGAAAAGTATCAAAGAGGAAGAGAAAAAAGATGAATTTGAGCTGTACACTACTGTGTATATCGAGGACAACAACTATAAGCGTCACCAAGAAATAAATGATGAGACTGTAGGAAACTCTGAAACAACTTTAAAGAAAATATCTGATACATATATCTCATTAAGATGGAACGAAGTAGATGGTGAAGATTATGGTAGAAGTTTTGTGGAGGAGAACCTTGGAACATTCATATCTCTTGAGAAGCAGTTAAAAGTTATCAATGAGTCTGCTGTTATATCAAGCAAGACTGTTCACACAATCAATCCAAATGGTATGACAAAGTATAAAGATTTTGTTGATGCTAAAAATGGTGATGTTATAGTAGGACAGGAACAAGATATTGGAACAATTAGGTCAAACAAAGCAAATGACCTTAGAGTAACATACGAATTGATAAATGACTACAAAAAAGAGTTAGCAGAAGCGTTCCTATCTGCAAGTGCATCAATAAGAAATGCAGAACGTGTTACGGCACATGAAGTGCAGATTATTGCAGCAGAACTTGAAGCAGCATTTGGAGGTATATATACTTCTATTGCAGAGAATGTACAGATACCACTTATTGAAAACGCAATGGCTGAACTTGATATTGATGGTGGTGATGATGTTGATGTTATAATTACTGCTGGTGTTGAAGCACTTGGTAGAAATATTGAAATGTCAAAGATTAATAGTCTTATGCAAGAATTAGGTACACTTGGTCAGTTGGTTGGACCAGAAGCAGTAGCAAAAACAATTAATGTTGGAGCTATCACAGGTGCAATGGTTGCGAATAGTGGAGTAGCAAGCAAGAACTTCTTGTTGTCTCAAGCACAGGTTGACCAAGTTGATAAGAGTGCTAAAGAAGAAGCCATGGCAGAGAAGATGATAGACCCAGCAATGGAAAGTATGGGTGGAGAAGCAGGAAATCTTATGAAAGGAGAACAAGCGTGACAATAACAAAAAGTGTAAACCTAAAAGAGACAATCATTGATGTAGAAGTAGTTAAGACTTTGACACCAAAGGATAAGCTGGTTTTAGAAGCAAAAGAGCTTGATATTGACACAACTGATATGACATCGGCTAAGTTGAAAGAAGCAATCGAAGCAGCTAAAGCAGAGTAGTATATAGGGTATTGGTTCTTTTATTAGTTTTTCCAGCCAATACCCTACACAACGGAAAACTATTATAAAAATATAATTAAGGAAAAATTATGTCAACAGAAATAAACCCAAATGAACCAGAAATAACATTAACACCAGAAGAGCAAGCCATAGCAGATAAAGCCAGTGGAGTAGATATATCAACAGATGATGGTATTCCTGTAGAGCTTCCAAGTGATACACCAAAAGAGGGTGATAAGCCCACAGATAAATTGGCAGATAAGTATGACACAGTAGAGGACCTTAGAAAAGGTATTGAGTCTATTGGTTCAGATTTACCAGAGTATGTACTTAAAGGAATGAGTGATGAAGCTTTAGAGCAACACTATCTTGAGCTACAAAAAGATTTTCATGGTGATAAACCAGACAGTAGAAAACACGCTGCTGATAAACCAGATGAGAAAGCAAACGAAGATAAGCCAGAAGCAGTAACAGATGAGTTATGGACTGAACTGAATGAGTATTATGGTGAGAATGGAAATATCACAGGTGATATGTATGACAAGCTTAACAAGGTAGGAATACCAGATGCAGTAATTGACAAATACATGGATGCATTACAAGGTGATGCTGTAGCATTTACAAATGATATTTATGCTATTGCTGGTGGTGAAGATAATTACAACACAATTAAGTCATGGGCTGATAACAATATTCCAGCAGAACAACTTGATGCTATCGGTAAGATGGATAAGCAAGGTATGTTGTTGGCCATGGAAGGCATTAAAGCTAAGTATGCTGCTGCTAACCCAGATGCACCTACAAGAATACTTGGAGATACAAAGGTTACAACTGCTGGTGCTTACACAGACCAAGCATCTTATATTCTTGACATTGGTGATAAGAGATATGGTTTAGATAAAAAGTACACTCATGCAGTAGATACAAAGTTTAAAAACTCTAAAAGTCTACAATAATTCCAAAGTTGCAGGTTAGGTTCGTTATCATTCTTGTAGATTATTGATAATGACCCCTAGCTTCACTCCAAAGGTGAAAGATGTAGAGATACTCATTTAGAAATGAATCAAACTGATTTAAGTTAGAGGTTGGGAGTTAATCCCTTATAAAAATTAAAATTCAATAAAGGAAATAAAATGGCAGTAGTAACTACTAAAACAGGTTTGGCACTACAAATCTATGCTAAGACAATCGCAGGCTTTGAAAGAAAGAATGTATTTAGAGAACTGTGTTCAGTTCAAACAATCATGGCTGGTTTCTCTCACAGATTTAATGTTATGGGAACAGGTATTGATACAGATGTAACATCGTTTGCACTTGGTGACAATCCAGATGATAACCAACTTTCTGTAAACAAGAGAGATATTACAGTTGATAGAACTCTTACATCAAGAAAGAAAATTGATAATTGGGAACGTAAAGCAGCTAACTTTGATATGGTTTCAGCAGCAGTTGACCAAAATTCAACTTCAATGGCTATCAAGGTAGATAAGCTTTGTGTTGCACAACTTGATGCAGCAATGCTTGAGGTTCAATTACTTGCAGAAGATGGCTCTGGTAAGGTTGTACAAGATACAGCAGGTGTTGTAGATAATGCAGTAATCAACTCTGGTTCTACATCAGAAGCTAAAGGTGATGCATTGCTTGAAGCAATCTTTGCAGCTGGTTCTATCCTTGATGGTAAAGACCAAGTTGGAGAACAGAGATATTTTGTTGCAGCACCAACATGGTATGACAAACTTGTTCTATCTACAAAAGGTGTAAACAACGATTACAACACAGGAAACAATGGTTCTATCGCAGATGGTAAAATCCTTACTGTTGATACAACTATGATTCTTAAGTCGAACAACTTGACTGTTACAGGACTTGACTGTCAAGCCACAGATAAAGCACTTGATGGTAAGACTCTTGTAGGTTGGTTCTTTACAAAAGATGTTGTTGGTATCACTGAACTTATTGGTGTAAACACAGATGAATGGGAAGAGAAAAAAGAGAAAGCTTATTATACTGATGTTGAGTATGCAGCTGGATTCGGTGTTCTTAACCCTGCTTCACTTGTAGCGATTGTTTATTAAGACAATCTAAATTAGGACCCCACTTGGGGTTCTTCTTATTTTTTAAAATTAACGGAGTATGATATGAATAAGCGTGATGCAATAAACGAAATTCTATTAAGCCTTAATGAACTTCCCCTCGACATTACAGATTTGGTTGAAGATATTGCGATAGCAGTAATAGTTGATAAAGAGCTTGATATAGCAAAGAGAAAAGTTTTATCCCAAGGTTGGTACTTTAATGTACTTAGTCATTCATTGGTTCCTGATATACAGGGATATATTGTAATACCTAAGACTTTTTTGTCTGTTGATGGAGCAAGTAACATAGCTGTAAGAGATTGGAAGCTATTTGATACGGCTGCAAAGACCTTTAAATTTGATGATGTTGTTATAGCAGATGTTACAGAGGATATTCTATTTGATGATGTTCCTTTTCATATTGCAAACTACATTGTACAATTCGCTTCACTACAAGCATATATAAATATTATTGGTAACTCGGAAGATATATCACTTAGAGCAAGAGTTGTTAATGATGCAAGAGTAGAAGCCATAAGAGATGATGCTGGAAAGATTGATGGGAACCTATTAACAAATGAATATGCTACAGGTCTATTAGACAAGACGAGTATATAATTATGGGATTATCTAATCATAATATAAGAGATTTAAACGGTGGTGTGTCACAGCAACCATCGGAGTTGAGATTTGATAACCAAGTAGAGTCAATGGATAACTGTTTGGTTACTGTTGCACAAGGATTAAGAAGAAGAAACCCAATAGCTTTTCTTGCTGCCCTTGATAATGACCATCATGCAAATACTGCTATTCACAGCTACAATAGAGGTGATGGAGAGAAACAGTATGGGATAACTATATGTGAACATGGTTTAAAGGTTTATGACCCCTCTGAAGCTGGTGGTGCTGGATTCTCGAAAACAATTCATAGTATTGGAGCAACTGATGTTATAACTTCATGGCTTGGAACTAATTGGAAAAAAGATATTCAGTTTACAACTGTGGGTGATACTACTTGGATATTAAACAAATCAAAAGTAATTACAAGCCAAAATATTGCACAAGTATCTATACCTCATGCTTTCTTTTGGATTAGTAAAACATATAGTGATGCATCTACAGATGGTGGAACAACACATGGTCATTCATACAAAGTTGTACTTGATGGAATAACATTTAGAGCAGTTTATCCAAGCGATACACAATGGTTATCTGTGGCTGGAACAGATGCACTAAGAGCTGCTTGGTGGGGATTTTCTTATCGTCAAGCTACAGGGTATAAAAATTTAGACCAAACTGATATTCAAGGATTAACCTTTTCAGATTCAATACTTGCAGCAAAAGCATTGCAGTTCTATATAAATGATTATGGTGGATATACATCAAGAGCAGAAAGTTCAATACTCTACATAAAGAAGACAGATGAAAGTGAATTTACTTTTGAGTATGGTGATTCATGGGGAGACCAAGCATCAAGGGGATGGACAGATAGCGTATCTAAACTAGCAGACCTCCCATACTCAATGGATGGTTTTACAAACGAGGAAGTTGGAGTTGTTGCAATTTCTGGTACAGATACAGATACTTTTACGAATTATTATCTTGGATGGGAAGATGATAGGTGGAGAGAGGTTCATGGTATAGGTATGGAGATTAAGATAGACAAGGAAACTTTACCAGCAAAACTTGTTCAGATTGATGATGATACATTTGAGATTGGCTTTGTAGATGATTATCTTATTGCAGATGCACCAGCAGCATATACGACAGAAGAGAAAGAGTTGTTTGTAGAAAGATGGAGTGATGCTTGGAACAACAGACTGAAAGGTGATGACGATAGTAATCCAATACCAAGTTTTGTAGGAAGAAAGATAAAAAATATGTTTTTCTTTAAAAACAGACTTGGCTTCACATCAGAGGATAATGTTATTCTTTCAGAGTCTGGAAGTTATTATAATTTCTTTGCCACAACTGCAATGGATATTATTGACAATGACCCTATTGATGCTGGAATTGATAGTAATACTGTATCGGTTATTAGAAGTGTGAATACGACAGCAGGAGCATTAACCCTATGGTCGGACAATGCACAGTTCTTAATGAGTGGAGGAGAGATACTTAGTCCAGCAACAACTAGAATAGGTCAAACAAGTTCATACGCTGCATCAAATGATATTGAACCAATAGTTGTAGATAATGAGATTCTATTCTTTAATGTAAAAGGTGATTGGCTTGAAACATCAAGTTATAATCCAGCAAGTTTACAGGCTGATAAGTCAAGTGCAGAGAGTATTTCTGCTCATATACCAGAATATGTACCAAAAGATATAGACACGGTTTGTGTTGCTTCTGCGAGTAATTTGGTTTTATTATTTAGTAAAGCTCAACCAACAAAAATATTTGTATATAAGTATTATATAAACAATAATGAACGTAAAATATCTGCATGGTTTACATGGACCTTTGATGAAAATATTATTGATATAGAAGTATTGAATAATAGTTTGTTTATACTTGCCAATATAAATGACACATTGGTTTTAGAACTTGAACCTATTGCTATAGATGGTACATTTCTTGACAGGGGTGTAACTCCTTTTGTTTCTGATGTTGTGCTGTCTAAATATAACGTAATGACAAATCAAGATGTAATGACAACCAGAGAACCATTCTATATGAAAAACATAAAGGTGAATAAGCAAGGAAAGGTTGACTTTGTTATAATCAATGAAGAAAGAAACAAGGAAACCATTGTGAATAATAAACACTTAGGAAGAAAACTTGTTATAGGTGGAAACACAAACAAGGTAAGTACAGGATTTAGAACATCTTACGATACAGGGTGTGAGATAAATACAATATCACTTGAGGGTAGACTTCAAATGAAATCAAGAAATATATAAGGAAAGATAGATGGCAATTATTACAGCACATAAATTTGATGGAGATGATACTCAACGTGAATATCAAGTTGGTGATTCAATACTGTCAAAATCACATTGTAGGGTTTGGGTTAATGATGAAGAACCAGATTCTAGTACATGGGATTTGCTTGGTTCAGTTATTCTTTTTGATGTTGCACCAATCGTAGGAGTAGAAAACATTAGAATATATGTATCAAATGATGGTACGTTTCCAAATGAATATACAAGTCCAAGTGCAACAGAGGTAGTTGAAAGTAATATCCTAGATGTTATTGCTATTGCAGATAATATTGATGCAGTTATTGAGCTTGCAGATGCAATGCCTATAATTGGTGATATTGTAACAGAGAATGGAGAAAATACTCTAACCAACAAAATAATGGATGATGCATCAAACTTTATTCATGCAGATGCAACACACTTAAAGGTTAAAGCGACAGAAGCAATACTTAAAGGTAAACCTGTTAAATTTACAGGGTACAACCTTGGTGAAGATGCTATTGAGGTGGAACTTGCAGATAATACAGTAGGTGTATCAATAGGTATTGCCCATGATGATATTTCAAACGGTCAGTTTGGTTTGATTGTATCAAATGGTGTTGTTGGTAATCTTGATACTTCTGGATATACAGCTGGTCAAATTCTTTACTTGAATAGCTCTGGTGGTTTAACGTCTACTGAACCAACTGTTGGCATGTCACAGCCTATTGCATTTGTATTAAAAGCCAATGCCAACAATGGTGCAATTATGGTTAATGCTTCATATCCAAAACAAGATGTTGATGATATTAGATATGATGCAACCACTACAGTAAAACAAGCTATTGATAGTAAAGAACCAGCAGATGCAACCATACTTAAAGAAGCAAACACAGTTGATACATTGGTTTCTACAAGCACAGTAAATCCATTATCTGCAAACCAAGGTAAAGTATTAAAAGGTTTTATTGATACAATAAATACTTTGCTTACGAGTGACAATGTAAATCTTGATGAGCTTCAAGAAGTTGTTGATTATATTGAAGCGAACAGAGATACGCTTGATACACTAGGAATATCAAATATTGCTGGACTTCAAACTGCTCTTGATGGAAAAGTTGATGATAGTCAAGTCTTAACAGATGTTCCTTCTGGTGCATTGTTTACCGATACTGTCTATGATGATTCAGATGTATTAAAAGATGGTGATGTATGTGTTCAAGTTCAAGCTTATGATGTTGATACAACCAAGAATGATGTAGCAAATATCTTTACAGCACCACAAAGAGTAACAGTTGAAGCTAAAGCAAATGCAATAGACTTTAGTGGTACAGGAGAGATTGAATTTACTGCTACTGCTGCAAATATAACTATTGCTACAATGGCTGCTAAAAAATGGCTTCAAGGTACGATTACAATCCACTCAGCAGAGAATATTACAGGATGGGGAACAGAGTTTAGGTTTGCACCTGACTTTAGTGAGGCTACACCAACACCTCCTGAAACTCCTGTAGGAACAATGAAGTTTTGGTTTGAGATTATTCAAGTCAATGGTGTTGATGGTGGAACTGAAAATATTATCTATATGGCTTGGGCTGCGTAATGAGTAAACTATTACTTGGCTCAAACGGTGGGGGGGTTGATTTAACTAAAAACCTTATAGCACACTATTTACTGAACAATAATGCAGCTGATAGTCATGGTGATTATGATGGTGTTGCTAGTAATGTAGATTTTCAAAGTGATGATTCTTATTTTACAACAATACTTAACTCGTACATCACTACTCCACTAGTAGATATTGCAAGCGAAACAAACACCTATACTATATCTGGTTGGTTTACAGCAAGTGAAAACACAGGACCCTATAGGACAATAATTATAGGAACAGAAGGTACAAATAGTATTAAAATGGGTGTTGCTTTGGGTATAAATTCTGACGGTATAGTAAGAGTTAGTAGAGCTAATGATACCACACAAAATTTAGCTACCTCATCAACTGTATATGACCTTGACAACTCAAAACACTTTTTTGTTATTACTTATGATGGCACAACTTTAAAATGTGCTATTGATGAAACAGATACATTTAGCATAGCTTCTACACTATCTGCAAATAATGGTATAACTCAATTTGGTAGATATGGTTCAAGCGCAGATACATTAGAATATTACAGTGGAAAAATTTCTAATGTAAGATTTTATAATGAGGTTAAAACCCAAACATTCATAAATGCATTATTTGAAGAAGGCTACTATCCTAAACCTCTACCGTTACCAACTACAGATGGACTAATGGCACATTATCCTTTAACGGGTACAGCAGAGGATACTACGGGTAATCGTAATGGAACAGAAGTTGGAGTTACTTACGTAGACAATGCAGAGTTTGGAAGTATTGCAAGGTTTAATAATAATAATGGAACAACATCAGTACCAACTAGTCAAATAAAAATACCACAAGCATACATCGATAATTTTACTATTAGTTTTTGGGCTAGTGTTGACATACCATCAAATAGTAATATTATAATAAGTAAGGATAATGATACTGCTCACTATGAATTTATAAGACTGAGAGGAGATAATACATTAGATATGGCTATAGATAACACTTTTTCTTCTACCATTCAATCAGACCATGGTACATCAGAAAAATTATTTGTTATTACTCGTAATGGTGGTAGTTTTATATTATATGTTAACGGAATATCAAAAGGAAGTGGAACTTGTTCGTCAGCCACTATAAACCTAGGTTTATTTGGTAGTTTATTTGATACAAGCAGTTCAAGTGCAAACTTTAAAGGCACTTTACGCAATGTCAGACTATATCATTCTATATTGTCTCAACAAGAAATCACAGACATATACAATTATGAAAAAAACTTTCGTGCAATAGATATTGATGATGGTTTGGTAGCTTTTTATCCACTTGCAAATAATAGTAAAGATAATTATTATAATGAATTTGATTCTATTCATGACGCTGATGTTACTTACAATGGAAATAGTGCTAATTTTAATGGAACAAACGGATATATTATAATACCCGATAATACAATGACAATAGGACAACCTTTCTGTATTACATGTTGGATTAAAGAAGATAATTTTAATAGTGTTGAAAATTCTATTATAGAAATAGTATCAGGAACATATCCCGAAGATACAGTAATACTAATGGCTGGTCAAGCTGATACTAGTGATAAAAAAAGAAGACTTTATATAAGAAACCACATAGAAAATGCAGTCGCTCTTGAACAAGGTTCTCCAACACATATAACAAATACTTGGAGATTTATGGCTTTTCAATGGGACGGTACACATATATCGGGGTATGAAGATAATGAATTTATAGGAGAACTTCCATTTACATTTTCAAATAGTTATACTTCTCTCGCTGATAAAATACATATAGGTACAAGTGCTAACGCATCAAGGTTTTTAGATGGAAATTTAGCTAAACTAAGAATATATAATAAAGCTTTATCAGGAGAACAAATAGATGTTATATACAACACAGAAAAAGGAGATTTCGAATAATGAAACTTTACAACGCAAACATAGATAGGGTAGAGAACATAAAAAGAGGTAGAACAGTCGAGGTAGGTGGAATGAATATGTATCTACTTAAAATGTCAGAAGAAGACAGAAATAGTGTAGGTTTCTATAACCTGTCTTTTCTCTCACAACCAAACAGTAGATATTACGGTAGTGAGCCTATTTCTGAATTAGTAGGTAACTTATGGACAACTTCATACACTCCTGTAGCTAAAGAGTTAGGAGCAGTAAAAAGTCTTATGGCTAAAGACTTGTTTGAAGCTGCCGATAAATACGAGGATGAAGCTAAAGTAGACACAGGGTTAGGGTTTAGGGTTAAAGGTAATGCTAAAGCTCTTGTAGCCTTTGCTGTAGGTACTAAAAGAGGATTAAAAGAAGTTCGTGATGAGAACTTTACGAAACATTCTGTTTCTGTTCCTCAAATGGCTAAAATTGTTTCAGACATTGAAGATAATGCGATAGTTATGTTTGATACTAAAGGAAGTAAATTTGATGAGTTTATGGCTTTTCAAACCATTGATGAGTGCATTCTATATGAAGCTACACCTTACGGGTACACCTATACACAAGAAGATGAAGACAATGACATTGAGGGAAACATAGTTGCTGGTGAAACCACTACCAGATACAGAAACAATGTAAAAGAATGGTTGCTGTAAGTTTTGGAGAACGTCAAAGTTCCAATAGGTTATACTTTTAACTAATTAAACCAAGGAAAACAAATGACCGATAGTGAAAAGATAGGTAAACTAATAGTAATGCAAGAAGTGACTACAAACAATGTGGATGCTCTTGCAAAGGATTTTAAAGACATGGTAGCATTACTTCCACAGTTTGCTAGGGTTGATGAGAAATACAAGTCAATGGATAAGAGATTGACAGCCATTGAACATTGTGCAAGGATTGACCCAGATGGTAAGAGATTAGCAAGACTTGAAGGAATTGTTACTTGGACTGCTAAGATTATTGGAACTGCTATACTCATGGCTGTTCTTGGTACTGTTATCATGGCAAAATAAAAGGAATAACATGGCATTGGTAGATTTTAAACTAGGAGATGTTGGTAGCATCTTTAAGGATATAAGAGAAGCAATTACAGGAGAGGGAATTAAAGACCCTGCTGAAAAGCTAAAGATACTTGAAGCCATACAAAATGCAGAGAGTAAACTTATGGAAGCTAAGGCTAAAACTATTGTGGCAGAAGCACAAAGTGAACATTGGTTAGTAGCTTCATGGCGACCAATTACAATGTTGGTTTTTGTAACAATCATAGCCAACAACTATATTGTGGTTCCATATTTTCAATCGTGGGGATATGCAGTTCCAACACTTGTAATTCCTCCTGATATGTGGACCTTACTACATCTTGGAATAGGTGGTTACATTGCTGGTAGGTCTGGCGAAAAAATGGTTAAAGTCTGGAAAGGTGAATAATGACAAAAAGAGAAACAGTATTAGAACAACACAAGACAGAAAGAACAAAATGTATGGTCTATACAAGAGTTATGGGTTATCATAGACCTGTAGAAACATTTAACATTGGTAAAAAGGGTGAACACCAAGAACGAAAATTCTTTAACGAATAAGGAAAAACAGATGAAACTAAGTAAACATTTTAGTGATTATGAATTTAAGTGTCATTGTGGCAAGTGTGAGCTTGTCTTACCTCCAAAAGAGTTGATAGATGTACTTGAAGACATCAGAGAGTATTTTGGTAGACCTGTAACCATTATGAGTGGGTATAGATGTAAGAACCATAACAATTCAGTTGGTGGAGCAAAGAGAAGTAAACATTTGAAAGCTATTGCTGCTGATATTATCATATCTGGTATTTCTCCAAATGAAGTACAAAAATATCTATTAAAAAAATATCCAAGAAAATATGGAATAGGTAGATATTCATACTTTACCCATGTTGATGTTAGGTCAAAGAAAGGTAGGTGGTAACATGAAGTTAAATGCTTTTAAGCAATGTAGATGTGGAAGAAAGTTCTTAGGCGATAGGTGTCCCGTATGTACAAAGTAAAAAAGAAATTTTCTATTTTCTGAACTAAAGTATTTTATTGATATATAAAGTTATAATAATTTTATATTAAGTTATCAACAGGATTATCCATGCAAACATTAGGGTACATACCACTTAAAGAAGCATCTGAAACACTAGGTATAAATATCAATATAATGCATGGTGTCTCTGCACCAAAGAGCATTAAGAAATATATTGTAAACAAAGGCACAAACAACCAACTCTTTGACATCAATGGTTATAAGAAAGAGAAGGATGATGAGCTTGAGGTTATAGAAAAAACAACACTACTTATAGAGTATCTATATCATATTGAAGAGATTGATTATTCAAAAATGAGATTGATAGCAAAAACAAAAATCACATACATTACAACATTAGATTTCACCTTCAACAGAGCAGTAAAGTTTCTTGAAAGATTCTGTGAATATGACATGGAATTAATCATTAGGTTTAGTGATTATTATGACTTTAGCAGAAGGTTTGAAGTAACCATACATAACATTTGCAATAAACAAGAAAGATAATACATGATATACTACACAAGCAAAAACAAAGGAATATTTAGATGAAGCAACTAATTGACATAAGAGAAGATGAATTACCTCTTGTTCATACTTTTAGTGAAGGTGTATATGCTAGAGAAATATTCATGCCTAAAGGTATGATTGTTGTCGGTCATGTGCATGAAACAACTCATCTTAATATGGTTTCAAAAGGTAGTGCCATGGTTTGGATGAATGGCGTTGTATCTAAAATTACTGCACCATTCACATTTGAATCAAAGGCAGGAGTTAGAAAAGTTTTATATATCCTTGAAGATATGTTTTGGACTACAGTTCATGTAACCAATGAGACTAATATAACTGTACTTGAAGACACTCTTGTTGATAAAGAAGCATCAAACAAAAGAGATATAGATAAATTAATACAGGCTGTTACAAGTCATGTAGCACAAATAGGAGAATAGTATGGCTTTTTATTTCACGGGAACAATGGTAGTATTATCTGCTGGTAGCTCACATCTTTCTAGTCAGTCTACAAATGCACAAGCAGAAGCATCACAGGCTAACACAAGAAGAAGATATGAACTCAAGAGCAAGATTGCAGAAAATCAAATGGAAGAGCAAAAATCTCTTGCAATGGAAAAAATGACAGAGGTAACAAGAAGTTTTCTTAAAACCAAAGGAACAATGGAAGTTGTACAGGCTGAAACAATGGTTGCTGGAAATGTAGCTAAAAGACTCAAGGGTGCAGCAAGAACAGAAGCATCAGAAGCAAAAGGTCAAATAGCTAAAGTAACCAATAGAAATATTCAGAATATTGCTCAAGATATGATTGCTGAAAAAGTAGATTCAGAAGCACTACTTATGGAAGCAGAAAGCAGAAAGAAAAGTAGCCTTACAATGCTCTTAGATGCTGGTATGGCTGGTGCATCTACCTATGTTGGAATGGGTGGACCATTGCCGACTAAAACAACCTCTGGTGTAAAGGATTAAGATATGGTAAAAGTAGCAGATACACAAATAAAGAATATTGGTTTCAATACTTCTGTAGAGACAGGAACAAGACAACATGATAGAGGTGCAGCACTTGGAAAGATTGTAACAACTGCATTGACAGTAAAAAAGGGAATGGATAAACAAAAGAGAGAACAGGAAATCCTTGATGACAAATCATCTACTCTTGCACTTAATGACCTAAAGATAGGTTATCAAAAAGCAAAGAATGAGTATGACTTTATAGACAGGGATAATCCTACTTCTGATGAACATGGTGGTTTTCACATAGATGTAAGAGCTAAACAAAGTGAGTTATACAATATGCTTAAGCCAGAGCATAAACAAGCTTATGACCTATTTCATGCACAACAAGATGGTAAAACCAATGATATCCTAAGTGCAGAAGACATGGCTGGTGCAAAAAACTTGGTTTCACAGTCATTGCCGCATATAACAAGTGTAGAATATGGTTATGAATTGCTTGATTCGCTTGATGGAAGAGTTACTAAGCCAGAGTTTTTTAAAATGGTTGGAGATAGAGCAGAGTCGTATTTGAATACAGATGTATTGAAAGGAATGTCCTCCGAACAAATACTAGAATTGTTCCCAATTATGGCAGAAATCAAGGACCCAAATATAGCACCAAAGTTTAGAAAGCATATTCTAAATCTACAAAGAGAAGAAGCAACCATTGCAAAAGCTATGAACGGTACAGAGTTTTCACAGGCAGCAGTAGGTAGCGGATTAAACAGAGCTGAGTCAACAAAGCTTCTTGCAACCACAACAAGTAAGCTTATAGCAAATAATATGGTTGGCGAAGCAATAGACTTGGCAAACAACAATAATGCAAGAATAGCAGAGCTTGACACGTTGGGAAAATCAGTATTTACTACAATGACAACAAACGTAGAAGACGCACATGAAAAGTATAAAATGTATTTGAATACAAAAAATACTTATCAATATGATGAAAAGACAAATCAAGACATGAGAGCAATAGAAGTAATTGCAGATGTTCATGGTTTAGACTTAACCAATCCAGAAGGTCTTGAATCAGCAGTTCATACACTTACAGGAATTAAAGAAGCTAATGTAAAGTACAAAACAGTAGAGGAAGATGAAATAATTAGTGCTATAGACCCTATAGGTATTAATATATTGCGAAGCATGAGCGATAATGAAAAGAAATATCTTGTACCAAGAGTAAATGAGCTAATGAAATATACAGGTGGAGATATTGATATTGCATCAGAGATAGCACACGATGAATTTGAAGCCTACGATGATGTAGACAATTCAGGCTGGATAAGTGATGCACCTTATGGAATGATTTTCAAAAATACAGAACTTGACACAAGAGATAAAATGATTGATGGTGTTGAAATCATTAAGGAGTTTTATTCTGCAAGTGCAGATGCAGACACAGTAGAGCTTGAGTATGATGGTGGAAACAGATGGAAAATAATAAAAGAGAATGGTGATATTCTTATTAAAACTGTACCACAACTTAGAAACTCTATGAGGATGAGAGAAGGATTTAATAATGGTTTAAAATCTATTGATGGTATAATCGAAAAAACAGACATACTTCATGGTAGTAGATTGAAGGATAAACAGATATTAGAAGATTCAAAAACCATGAAATTTGAAATAAAGAAACAACAAAAAGTTATTGAAGAGAGATTCGGAAAGAAACTTTCAGTAAAACAAGAAACAGAGCTTAGAAGAAGATTGGTTCCACTACTTAAAACAAGAATGAGAGAACAAGATGTACTCGCAAAAGAAAATATAAATAGAAGACTTGCTGGTGAACCCATTAGGCTTGACGCAAATGGACTTTCTACAAGAGTTTATAAGAAAGGAATGAAAGAGGTAGGGAACCTAGATATAAACACTCCTGTAGCAAATACAGCAATGCAAACCATAGGGTACAAAGTTGGTGATACGCAAGTTGTAATTCCTGTTGTTCATCCAGATGGTCATACGATGTCAGAAGATGAAGCAGTAGAGCTATATAAATCTACAGGAAATAACTTCGGTACATTTAGCAATATTGATGATGCAAACAAGTTTTCTACATCGCTATACAGAAGACAAGAAGAAGTAATTAGTGTAAGCAATGAAGCCACAAAACTAAATAAGTTCAAAAAGAAATTTCTAAAAGATAATCCAAAGGCAACAAATGGTCAGATTATCGCAGAGTACAATGAGAGTAAAGAGTTTATGGTTGAACATGAAATTACAGAAAGCAACGAGATTGAAGAAATAAGAAAAGCAAACTTTTCACTAAGTGCATTGATGGAGACAGTTATGAAATCGACAATAGAAACAGAGGAAGACAATGGTGTAACTCATTTTTCAGAAAAAACACTTAATACACCTGTTGCAGTAAGTAGTGAAATAAAAGCAATAAGAAATGTAAGAAATAATAATCTTGGAAATATAAAGCACAATAAGAATAATGATTGGCAAGGACAAACAAGAAGAAAAGGAGATAAAACATTTGTATCTTTTGAAACTCCTGAACATGGAATTAGAGCATTAAAAAGAGTTATTGAAGCAAACATTAGTGCAACAAATTCATTTGCTGAATATGTAAACAGATATGCTTCTGAGCCAAAGGAAAAGGCATACTTCAAGAAACATGGTAAACTTATGCCACACTTAGCTAACTATGCAGAAATAATTGCAAAAAGTCAAGGTGTATCAAACATAACATCATCTGTAAAAAATGTAGATATGGTTAAGTGGATTAAGGCTACTGCTATTGCAGAGGGTGGAGAAAAATCACTATCTTACTTTACGGATGAAGTAATAAATAAAGGAATTAACCTATGATAGAGACAAATAATAAATTTCTTGGTGAAGCAATGGAAACCCCAGAGCTTTTCCCTGTAAGCCCAGATGTTGAAACGTCTGAAAAGTTCAAGTATAATATTAATGGTTTTGATACGTTTAAGCGTGCATTTAAAGATGATTCCCTTGCTTCTATTGCCTATGAGAAAGTAGAACAAATTGAGTATGACAATAAATATGATATAGATTCAGAATTTGACATGAAAAACGTATGGACTCCTGAACTTGAAAATGAAATTCATCCAGACTTTAAAGATAGTATGGTTTCAAGAGCAAAGAATGAAGAACACTTTACTTCAATGGTTGACTATTATAAGAAGGAAAGTGCAATACAGAGAGAGCTTGAGAGTTATGGCTTTATGAAGAGCATTGGATATGGTTTTCTTCCAGAGCTTACAAATGCACCGTTATATATTGGAGCAGCAGCAATGCTTCCTCAAGCTTCTGCACTACTAGGCTCATCTGCATTACTTAGAATGGTTACGTCTGGTACTGCTGGTTCAGCGATAGAAGGACTTAAAGACATTCTTGGAGAGCAAGACAAACACGCACTTGATTATGCTGGTGCTTTCCTTTTTGATGGTGCTATGGGTGCAGCATTTGGAAAGAGAAGTAATACTTTTCAGAATATTGCAAATGATATGGTTTTAAGAAGCCATGGAATAACAAGAAATGTAGTTAATAAACTAAAAAAAGTAAAGAGTAAAGAAGAACGTAATTTATTAATTCAAAATGCATATACTAAACATTCTGGTGAGCAGGCAGATAAAACACTACTTGAAGTGCTTGACTCAAACATTGAGTATGCAGGTCAAAACATTGTACAGAAAGCTTGGGGTGCAGCAAGACAAGACCTAGCATATACTACAGGGCTATCAGAATCTAAAACAATGAGTACGTTTGCACAAAAAATGTTTCCAGATGCAACATTGCAAAAGCTTGACTTAGATAATCCAGATATGGCTAGTGCAAGAGACTTACTTGAAGAGACCATGAGAGGTGATAGACAAACCATATTTAAGCCACTCATAAAAGAATATACAAGAATTGTACATAACTCTGGTGGACTCATGGGAATTAAACCAAGTGGTCAAATGGAAAGAGAATTTGGTTCAATCCTTGGAGAAATTCAATTAACAAGAAGTTTGGAGGGTAGAAGTATTGAGGATGCAGTATTTTCTGTAATGGATAGAAAAGGAATAAAGAAGACAGAAGAGCTAACCAAGTTATTTATGGATGCTGGTAAAGGAATGGAAGAACTAGCAATAGGTTATCATAGAAAACTAGCTAAAGCTGGTCACGAAGACTTCATAAGTGGAGCTATACCAGAAGATGGAACATATATGCCTTATGTATATAACAAAGAGTCTTTTGCACCATTACTAAATAAGGGATTGAAGAAAGGTCATATAGCTGGATTCTTCAAGAATGCACTAAAAAGTAGCATGGGTGAAGATGTAAATGAAAAAGCATTGAATACTATTGCAATGACTTTCTATCATGCAGTATCAGGAAGAGCAACTAAGAGATTAGGTACATTTGATTCAATCATTGATGAAATACTTACAGGTAAAGATTTCACCCAAGAGGTGAAAGATTTAGCTGAACAAATAAAGGAAAGTAAATTTAGTGGTGATGCAGATGCACAAGGTAGATTTGCAACCAAGAGAACAAATATTGATTATAAATATAAAGAAACTTTTGAAGTTGATGGAGAAGATATAGAAGTATCATTTAGAGATTTTCTAACAACTGACTACCTTGACAATATGGACACTTACGCAAGAAAAATGTCTGGAACAACTGTCCTTAGACAACATGGTTGGACCAATGAAGCAGAACTTGACTTTACAGTAGAGAGAACCAAAGGTATGAGTGATGCACAATATGATACAAAAGTAAAACATCAAGAACTACGAAAACATCAAGAAACAAACAAGATAAAGAATGAATTAAAAGATGATGCTGAACTTGTAAAACTTAGGAAAGAAATAGATGATATTGCAGGAAGACAAACAGATGAAGGGATAGAACTCTTTAAAGCATTTAGTGATAAGATTTTTAAATCATTAGACCCAGAGAGTGCAGTAGCAAAAGCATTAAATAAAGCCATATTGAAAAATGACTATCAATCAGTTGGTGACATAATATTTAAAGAGTTACAGGATGCTGGAAACAAAATTGATATAGAAGACTCTACAAGACTATTTGAGCTTATGGATGAGTTCATTACGGGTCCTACAGCAAAGATAAATGAGCTTGAACTCAAGTATAGAAATAGTATGGAAGCCAAAGTAAATAAAATTCTTGATGAGAAGCAGAAAACAACAGAATTTAGAATGAATACCAAGGCTGATTATGACACGCTTAGGAACAAAGTAAGGGCAGAGCTAGATAGTGCTGTACAAGGTGGCTCAATCACCGTAAAGCAAGCCGATAAAGACCTAGTACGATTAGATACTATAATAAAAGATATGTCAGGTATTGCGACAGCAAAAGACCCACAAGGAAACCTGAATAGATTTTATAGAATTACCCACTCGTATAATGTTGGTAGATTATTGGGTCAAACTTTCTTTACAATGCCAGCAGAAGCTATGAATGTAATGTGGGACCAAGGTTTAGGTTCGTTTATAGATTCAATGCCAGCAATGAAGTCACTCCTGAAAGCATACAGAACAGGAAGCATAGACAATGTACAAGTAAGAGAGATACAAGATTCACTAGGAATGTATGATGAATTTCTATCTTCTCCAAGACAATACGAATTTGACCATGATTTTAATGCTGCTACGAACTACACAGGTAAAGCAGGAAAAGCAGTAGATAAGATTGAAGCATGGGGAGAAAACTTCGCAGAGTTTACACTTATGACAGGTGGTATCAAGCCATTGACAGCATGGTTCCAAACTGCTCATATCATGGGAGTCTTTAAAAAGATGAGAATGGTTGCAGAAGGTGGAGCAAGAGACACAAACTATAAAAAGATGGTTGGTGAACTTGGACTTAGTAAAGATATGGAAGCCAAGGTTTATGATAACATTTTAAAACATTATGATAACGGAACAATGAACTTTAAAAATTGGGATGGCGATGTTCAGAATGTATTTTTAGTTGGTGTCAAGAGAAGAACAGATACACTTGTACAAATGCAAAGGCTTGGAGATAAGCCAGCATGGGTTAGCGAACAAGACTATATGTTCAAAGATACATTCATAGGCAAGGTTACAATGGAGTTAAAGCAGTTTGTTATGACAGCATACGTTAAACAATTAGGTAGAGCATTGAACCGTAAAGACCAATACATGATTGGCTTAATTGCTTCACAAATGACAGCATTGACATTATCATACATGATGAAACAATCTCTTAATTATGCTGGTAATCCAGAGAAGTTAAAGAGAAGTATGCAACCAGAGAATATCGTAGCTGGTACAATGGGAATGATGCCACAAGGTTCAGTTTTACCTATGGTTATGAACTTCGGTAGCAATATTGTATTTGGTCAAAACATAATGGGTACAAGCAGACACAATTCAGCAGCAACAGATGCAATATCATCATTGCCGATAATGGATGGAATCAGTCAAGTTATGGGTGCATTTTCAATACCAGCAGAAGTAGTATCTGGAGAAATGGATAGAAAAACACTTAATCCTGTAGCTAAGATGTCAGGTATTAGTAATCATTGGTTGACAAAAGCATTTTTTGAATCAACTCAAAACAAATAACCATAAAGGAAAAACTATGGAATCATTAGAATCTGGACCATCAAAAGATAAAGTAAAAATTGGAAGTAAAAAAAGAGAAGAGGAAGTTGCTGAAAGAATAGAACGATTAAAAGGAATGACTAAGGCACAAAAACTAAGAGAGCTTGATGATTTACTCCTTGACTCATATATAGGTGCAATGGAAGAGGGAAACCTTAAACCATTAGAATTGGGTGCAGTTGTTACATATCTCAAGAACAATAAAGAGGTTGCAGAGAAGAAAGAACATAGTGAAGCAGACCTTATTGATGAATTGGTAGAAGAGTAATGAAGTTTAATTTTGAAGCAGAGTGGAAATATTCATATCCTATAACCAATAAAGATACAGATACTTTTTCAGATAAGATTGTAAACTATAGAAGATTATCAAAAGAAGATAAAAGAATATTAGTAAATGAACCATTAGAATTTCAGAGGTATATTCATTGGTTTCAAAACTTAGAATGTCCTACTCGTGACCAGATGTATATGATGGAATATCTATCAGATGCTTGTCTATCAGGAGAGCAAGAACCAGAAATGCTACAAGCACAACGTGGACTTGCAAAATCATTAACGGTTCAAATGTGTGTAGTATGGTTACTGCTTAGAAACAAAGACGAAAAGATGGTTGTTGTATCTGCAACAGGTAGAAGAGCAGAATCGTTCACCTTGTTTTGTTTAAATATGCTTAGAACCATTCCATTGTTAATGCACTTATATCCAAACTCAACTCAAAGAAGTTCAGGTGGTAAATTTGATGTGGCTGGTAGAACAGAGGATGATAGTCCAAGTGTTGCTGCATTTGGTGTTACATCTGCAAAGACAGGTTCAAGGGCATCACTAATCATCTACGATGATGTAGAGATACCAGAGAATAGTGCTACTGCTCAAATGAGAGAGAAGTTACTTGCTGGTGTAAGAGATACTGCAAACCTTGGTATATCTGGTGTATTTAGAGAAGTATGTATCTGTACTCCTCAATCATCAGAGAGTGTTTATAATGTTATGGTTGATGAAGATGGATTTAATCGCACAGTTATACCTTCTGAATATCCAGATGATTTAGAAATTTATGGAAGTAGTCTAGCACCACATATAATAAGAACCTGTAGAGAGCAACCAGAGTTGGTTGGAACCAACACAGATGTAAGACAGAACATGAAGCACCTTAACAAGCAGAAGTTAAAAGGTAAAGCAAGATACAGACTTCAATATATGCTTGATACAACATTGACAGATGCAGAAAAATATCCATTGAAATTAGCTGATTTAATTGTTATGGATTTAGATTTGAAAGTTGCACCCACTCATATTGAGTACAGTTCAGAGTCAAAACATAGCCTGTTCAACATTAAACATAGTGGTTTTAGAGGTGATGGTTTATTCGCTCCAAGATTTTACAATGATGATAGAAGAGAGTATGAAAGTATTGCAATGTTCATTGACCCTAGTGGTAGAGGTGATGATGAAACAGCATGGTGCGTAACTGCTCAAATGGGTGGTAGAATCTTCTTACTCGGTGTTGGTGGTCTAACGGGTGGATATGATGAAACTACGCTCAATGCCTTGGCAGACATTGCACTACGTTTCAAAGTAAATCTTGTACAAATTGAAAGTAACTTTGGTGATGGTGCATTTGCAGAACTCTTAAAACCAATCCTAAGAGAGGTTCATCACTGTATGGTTGAAGACATAAGAGCTACAACACAAAAAGAAACTCGTATTATAGAGAGCCTAGAACCTGTAATGATGCAGCACAGACTTGTAGTAAACAAACAAATATTTGTAGAAGACTTGCAAAAACTAAAAGCTGAATATAGATTTACATATCAAATGACTCACCTAACAGCAATAGCTGGTTCAATAAAACATGATGATATTATAGATTGTGTAGCAATGGGAGTGAATTATTGGGTAGAATCCTTAGCTAGAGATACTAAAAAAGAATCAGAGAGATATAAACGGGAAGAGATGGAAAAACATCTCCTCAAGTTTATTGAGAAACATGGTGGAGGATTAAAGCATAATGTTATGGATAATTACTAAGTTTTGATAGTTCTGTAGCTTTTCTATTGAGAAGAACTATATTGCCATCTGTATATTCAGAAAAATAAACCCAATCATACCCTTCAAGAACTATAAGTATTGGGTGAGTTCCTTTTAGTTTTTCTGGAATAATCATCTTTAAGTCATTATAATTTTCTTCAAAAGTTAAAGTAATTTTAAAGAATTTAACAATAGCTTGTTTTAGTGAAATTTCACCTCTTGACATCATTGCTAAAGATGGTATAGAGTGAGCCATTAGACTTTCATAATCATCATATTTCATTTTTGTACTCCTTTTAAATATCTTTTACTATATAAATTTCTTATCTCATCTGTTAGCTGTGGTCTATCGGTGAGAATCCTAATAAGGTTATCAACTACTCTTGAAGTAACCTTTTGAATATCTTTATATTTTTTTTTATTCTTAGCATATATATCTTCAAAGACTTTAATTTGAGAACTTACTTTGTTCTTATGCATATTACGTTCCATTGGTGAAGCGTAATCGTCCAAATAAGCACGATAAAGCATTAATGCCATAAGATAGTTGTTTACGAGTTGTTCCTCGTTAAATAGGCTTTTAACCATCTTATTGAATAACCTTGCTTTTGATTGTAATTGTGTTCTCGATAGGTTCCTAAGTTTGTTTGAAATGAAGCCATATAATTTAATGGTTTCCTCTTCGTTCAATGTTTTTGGTTTCCTTGGAACACCATACTCATTACAAAGTTCTACTTTTTCCATTTGAGTTTGCATATTGCCATAAATGGCAACAAGCAAAATTGTTAGATTTTCTTTATCCATCTGATAAACCTTTCATATATTGACATATTGGACTCTCTTAATTTATTTACAAGAACTTCATTTGTAATATTTAGTTTTTCCATTATTGTCATAAGTTCATCATGTTTAATTTTTATAAACATATCTACAAGTTTTTGTGCATCTTTGTCTAATGCAATATGAGTGTCTTCAATATTCTCTGAAAATCTACCATCTGGATTATGACGATATGATGGAATAATTTTTCTAAATGTTACAATTTTTGCTCTATGTGTTTCACAATTAATAGTTGCTGTATTTATATTTAATCTATCTACAGCAACAATATCACCATTATTATATTCGTTGTATTCAACATAAGGCATATCTGTTCTAATGTGCTTTACATTAATTGAGATAAGCTCTACTTCATTGGCTAAATTACTCATTATCCATGAAGTTTTTTGTCTCTAGGTCCAGAGTATCATCCTCTTCCAAAATACTTCCCTCCTCTTCAATGCTTACATGAATTAAATCTTTGACTCTTTCAGTAGAAACAACTTTCCCTTCAAGGCTCATACCTTGTTTTTCAAGATGTGTTACAATAGCATTTTGTATATCAGTTTTGTTGTAAATAATTTTCATTACATATCCCTTTCATATATTTTTTGAATTTCTTTCTCGCTTAAACACTTATCAAAAGTTTCAACAGTTGTAATAGCATAGTTTACTAATCTTTTCTTTTCTCTTTCTGCATAATAAATAATTTTATTAAGTTCACGTTCAGTAGTAGTACCTTTGTGTCGTCCATCAGTAAGGCAATAAACAGCTTTAAACATATTACCCTGTGCAAAGTTCATCTTTTTGTGTTCAATAAGGTCATTGAGTGTTTCAGCATCTTTTGGTACAGCATAGTAATCTGTGTTTCCACCATTGTTTTTTGCGTCATCCATCATAGTTCACTTTTACATGAATAACAAACAACTCTTCATTCTCTGTTAGTTTTGTAATGTTCACGGGAATATCATCAATAATAAGTAATGTTTTATTTTCATTGTTAGCTTCAATAATCATATCTCTCATTGGTTGACAAGAAATAATATTTCCCATTTGATTTTTAACTTGTATGTTTTTAACTTGTTTCATTTTGTACCTCCTGAACATTCACCACTTGGATGAATTAAATTGTTTTCCCATCCATCCCTAGGATTATCTAAGTTGTTTTCCTTTATAAAAGTGTCAACTAATTCAGCCCATATTGCTGAATCATGTGAAGCACTAGCAACAACCTTTTCTTCTCTCGTTGTTATCCATCCAGCAAAGCCATATAATGCTTCACTTGCTATAGGTTGTTTCATTTTACCTCCTCTGGTAAATATACATCTATCTCAATCCTTGGATTTTTTTTATCCTCAAAGCATCTGAAACCATCAGAACTATGGAACAATACATTATCCTCTGGTAAAACTCCTGATTTTTGCATACCATCTAAAAAGAATTTCTCAAGCATACTCACAACATTACTTCCATCAGAAGCTTTATTCTTATAGTAGTATCTGTATCTTGTAATATATGGTTCATTAATTTTTTCATGGTTATTTAACTTGACATTTATTCTAATCAAATTTTCAAAGTGAACCTTAACATTATTCTTTAAATAATAGTGTGCATTTCTAAACCAATTAGAGCTAACAAGAACTGTCTTGCTTTTAACTCTAACTTTTTCATCTGTATAATATACAGGCAAAGTAACAGTAAACATTACTTACCCCAATTTTTAATTTTCTTCATTTGCAACTCCTTCAATTTTAGAAAAGTCTTGTTTTTTTAAGAACTTTATCAATGCTTCTTTACCATCAATATGTACACCAAGTTTTTGTTTGGTTTCATAATCATAAGCTACATAAGTAATTTTTTCCATACAAATATAAACAACTCTACCTTGTATTACAATAGAGTTGACTACGCTTAGATTTGGAAAATTACCTTTAAAATGGTGGTTCATCTTCATTGATGTCAATTTCTGGAGCATCACCTCCACCAAATTCAGCTTCTTTTTCAGCATTTTTAATAGCATCTTTTTCTACCTTGGTTAAGATGATTGGAATTGGTAAAGTTTTTGTAAGTTTTCTCTTGTCGATAATAAAATCATCATCTCTCTTTTGAAGAAACTCTGTTGCATAAACTGCATCTGCTTTACCCTCTTTCATTTCTGAAAAAGAACGACTTGTTTCATCATCCAAGAAACTTTGAACAACAATAAAATCTTTCATTTCACCATCAGCATTGTATTTATCTTCAATGGTTCTACATACTGCTGCTTTGATTTTCTTGCCAATCCAAGCTGTAATTACTGCCTTAGTCTTTTCAACCTCTTGTCTTGCTTCATTATCCCAAACCATAACAGGACCATTTTCAGTTGGAATATTCTTAATAACATTTCCTGTAAGAATAAAGTGAAGTTTTCTGTACTTGTCATAAACAAATGTTGGTTTTCTACCTTTTTGTACACCAGCAGAAACAAACTCAAATGTTTTAAGTGAACCTTCTGGACCTTCAAGTTCAAGTGTTACGTTCAATGCACCACCAGATTCTTTACCTTGAAACTCTTTAATCTGGCTTGCATCTGCATAAGCATTTTTGATAGTGAAACCATAAATACCTGTTCTCTCAATCTTGTTAAAATTAATTCTTTCTCCAGAACCAATCTTATCTTCTTGTAACTCTTTGCTTTCGTCAATATCTAAATCATCAAATATACCCATAATAAATTCCTTTTATTTTTTAGTTGTTCCGTCTGTGTCATCTTCTGATGCTATCAAACATATTGCTTGTAGTGCGTATCTTCTTCCATAAGTCGATGCTACACCAATCATCTGTGCTGCTGTAAGTTGTTTCATAATTGTAATGGGTAGTTCAAGACTGTTTTTCATCCATTCACCAGAGCTATGAATCATTGTAGTATGTGTCACCAAAGAAGGTTTTGCATTACTGATAAACTCATGGCTTTGTACTACTGCAATTTCATTTTTACTTAAAGCTGGTCTTGCTATTTCAATCAAAGAACCAAGTTCCATATATTTATATCCATAGCCCTCTTTACCTTTAATTCCATTTGTCATTTCACCTTGTGCTTTAGCCAATGCTCCTGCTAAATTTCCAATATTTTCAGACATTTGTTCTCCAAAAACTCTTGCAACCTTTACGATTGGGTTAGGTTTTACTACCTCTTTCTTTTCGATAGCTTGAGCAGCTTCTTCTACTCCTGTTGGTTCTTTTTCCATGTTTCTTTCCTTTGTATTTTATTTTGTACCTAGTCACTTCACCCTGTTTCTATCTAAGCTCTGGACCAGAAGTGACACATTGCAATTATTCGGTTGATGGGGATAAACATTACAAGCATGTAAACCATAAGGCTTAGGGAAAACAAACCATGCTCAACCATCTTATTTTATATTGCATTCCCATCTATAAAGCTAACATATTTATCATCATCTGATGTATACTCATGTACTTCAAGGGTACTTTTTAAATCACGAATTGGATTAGCAACTATAACATTGTCAAGACGAACCTCCGATAATGGTCTTTCGCTAAAAACTTCACTATCATAAACCATAATTCCATCGTCATTTTCATAGATACCTTGAACCTCACTATCTACATATCCACTATCATCAATTTTAATAATATGACCTGCATCAAAATACATTTCAATTAGTTTTGCATGTTTTGTAGTCATTTTATTTACTCTCTCTTTCAAATTCTTTACGAAGAACTGTCTTCATAATTGTTGAATCAATCTCTCTTTCATTTAGTGGTACATTTAACTTTGTATTCATATCATAAACACTATGTCTAATACCATCAGAAGTCATACCGTTATCAAGTAATGCAAGAGCATACTGTATAAGCATATTGTTTCTACCATCTTCCTCATTCATGTTCATCAGGAACCATCTTTGTAGTGACTCTACACCTATATATCTTTTTGATAAATCTCTTTGTCTTTCCTGTTTAGTTGTATCAGGAATAAAAGGAAGAACATCTATTAAGGTTCCCTCATTATAAATATGAACACCACCTTCAAAGGCTTGCCATTTTCTTGAAATATCTGCTGTCTGCTCATCACAATCGAAAGGCATAAAATCAAATACATTTTTCATAAACTTTTTGTGTTCATTTTTATCAAGTTGCAGTTCGTGGCTCATTGGCATCATAATTCTATATCTATTGTTTGATTCAGTATGTCTCTTGGTTGTTACGATTGTAAACTCATACTCTTGTAGAAGTGTTTTACAAACTTCAATAGGCAAACCATGGTCTACATCAAGGATAAGTATATCAAACCCTTTCTCTGCATTGTCAGCATTTCTATGACCACCTTTGAATTGATGACTACAATAATGAACACCTTTTGATGTTGCAACCTTGTATAAATCTTTCGATTTCAATTCAGTTTTCTCTTTAAAGTTGTAAGCTATATCCTTACTCCAAGATACAGTAAGATTATCTTTATCAACTTCTTTTAGTGTTTCACCCTCAACAAATTCAATACCATCATGGATAGTTTTTCTGATAATAATATTATTGTTATATCCAAATGCTACAGCCATATTCATCAAGTCTCTTCTTTGAGTTTCAGAACCTTTATAAAAAGCTAAGTCCTCTGTTAAGTCAACCTGTGTCAGTTTACCTTCTGCACTTGAGATATATTTAGCAAGTTTCTCATAGGGTCTTTCTCTTTTAAGCATTGTCATAAAGCTTGCAATACTCATTTCAGCAAGTTCAATAGCATTGTCAATATGACTTTCTGTAATCTCATCAGATGCATCGATGAAAGCATAAGCACCAGCTACTTTAAGCACTCTCCAATAACTGTGTTCAATTACTGCCTTGAGTATCGATTCATGGTCACGAAGTTCAGATGCTCTATCCTCACAAATTGTTTGGTAGTCCATAATCTTTTCGGTACATACCCGTGATAGTTTAAATTCCTTATCATGGTTTTCAATGTCAGCAAGATATGTAAATTCTCTATTGAAGTCACTTAATTTATTTTCAACCTTTGGGTCCATAATCATTGCATATTTTTCTGCACCTGTAAGCTTTTTCTTTTCAGCACCATCAACATAACCAAACAAGAAACGTCTTCCATAACCATCTTCCAAGAATTCAAAGAAAGTCTTTTCAACTGTTGCACCATCAAGTAGTCTTGACTGTGTACCAAATGCAAACAAGTTACAAGGAACTGCACCAGATAAATCTCTATTGGAGTCAATCTTGATAAGTTTGTTTTTGCTCAATCCAAGGTCATAAGTATCAAAGTATAATTTCATGGTTTCTTTATTCTCCATGATGTTGTGACCTATCTCATCCATGATGTTGTTTGTTGCTCCAATATTAGCCATAGAGAGCTTTGTTCTGAGTGACTTAACACCTTCTATGGTTGATGCTCCAAATTGGTACAGGAACGTAGGTAAGTTGTTATATTCTTTCTCAATTTTTGCATAAGCTTCTTCAATTTCAATACCGAGAGATAAACTTACACCTTCTGCTAATCTAGCAAGTGAAGTATCTTGAACCTCTTTCATGGTTTCTTCCATAAACAAGTCTTTAAATCCCTTGAAAATATCTTTATCAAGTATGTTCATTGATGCATTTTTTGAATATCCACTTGGTGCTAAGTCTAATGCATATACATTACAAGGAATATTTTTAGTTCCAGCATAGTGAATATTTGCTCTCATGTTTGTGGCTACTTCTGCAAATTTGTATGTAACCATAATTCTAAAGAAGTTTCTATCTTGAGTACCTGTTCTGGCTACAAGTAAATCAACAATCTCTTCCATCTTTGGGTGAAAATTATTAATCACCATATCGTTTTCTAGTTCTTCCATTTAACTAAACTCCTTGTCTATTTGTGCTGAAATTTCAGCTTCCATTTCTACTGCAAAATCAGGATATTTTTTTACAATCACCTCAATGAATAAATGAACATTTTTAAAGTTAAGTAATTTAATACTATCTTTTATTGTTGGTTCATTTTTTAAAAATTCTTCTGCTTCTTTACTTAGTTTTTCCATTTATCTGTCCTCTGATTTAATTTGATGTCTTAACTCTCGTATTAGTGCTATTGCAATACCAACATCATTATGTATTAATAGCTGTGCTACAATGTGTGAATTCTCAAAAGTAATTGCATTAACAGCAGCAACTACCTTAACATCTGTTTTTTTAACTAATTCAGAGTGTTCATTTGGTTTCATGGTGTCCTCTCCTCTCTAATTCTTTTTTAGACATTAAAAACATATCCATAAGTATATCTATTGGCATATTTTTTATGATTGCTTCATCTGTTTTTTGATAAATATATCTTACGATAGCCTGTTGTTGTTTACCAATAGATGTTTGAATATCAATAAAATCTTTATCATCAATCTTTCCTAATTTTGTATCAACTGTTACGTCCATTGTTTTTTTCCTTTATAACTTTAGTGTGAATTGCCAAAAACCATGTTCATCAATTATTACTTCTTCAACCATATCTTCGTCTATTTGCATATCCCAAATTGGTTTTTTAAGTCTTGATAACACAATGTTTACCTCTTCTTGTATAGAGTTTGTAAAATAATCTGTTTTGATTACCTTTTTATTTTTAACATATAAAACTGTATTTGGAGTAAATCTTTTACTGAATACAATAAAATCTCCAAACTTATTTTCTATCAATTCAATGATGTGATTGTTCTTCATTTGTTACTCCAAGTAATATATATTATACCCTAATTTAATGGTCTGTTTGCCAAAATTTTATCATATTCAAAAGTAATTTTTCTGATACTTGGCTTGTTAATTTCAGCAATCTTTTTCAATAATACCTCTTGCTCTGCAAGAAAAAGATTATCTGTAAATTTTTGAATATTCATAATACCAATCATCTTACCCTTGGTTAATTGTTCACGCATTGAATTTGTACTATTCTCATAGATGTCAACCAAGATAGGATAAAACTTCTCTTTATTTTTAATGTCACCCCTATTATTTTCTACAGCCCAAATAAAACTTTTTTCATGTTGTGTTGTATTATCAAGTAAATTACTCATTGATTCTTCCTTCTTCTTTTAATTGTTTATACTGACTACAAATTTCTGTAAAGTTACAGTATTTGCACCTCTTAGCTTCTGCTGGAAAATGTTTAACAACTCCCTTACTATTATCTTTTACGAAGTGAGCATGAGCATCATCAATATTGTCATAGTTTTTCGTAGCTCTTCTTGTACTTGCTGGATTCTTGTAATACTTCCAAGTGTCTTTAGTGGACCAAAGTTCATCATCTGTACAATATTCAATCTCTGGTTCATTTAGCTGCATCTGCTCTGTAACATGATGAAGTTTTCTTTCAATCAATTCAACCATTTCTTCTTCACTAAAAAGATGAACTTCTTTTGTTGCAACTCTACTTTGTGGATATTGTCTGTTACGTCTTGCTTCTGCCTTACTCCAATCAGTAAAGATATATTCGATGTAGCCAATGTCCTCTGTGATAATGTCTGGATTCAGCAGTTTGTATGCACTAAGTTGAAACTTATGTTCAAACTCATTACTGTCATTCATCCAAGCCCAAACCGTAGTTGATTTAATATCCTGTACAAAACCAGCAAATACAATATCAAACTTACCAGAGATAATATAATCACCAAATACCATTTCAGAACGCTTTTCAAAAGTAATGTTGTCAAAGATAGCAGCACCTTCTATATATCCAAGTCTTGCAAGTGTCTCAATAGCCTTATCCCTGTCTTTCCAAGAGAACTCAACACTATCATGTAATGCAGTACCCATAGAGGAAGCAATAAGGTTTTCAACATCAATGGTTTTACTTGTATCTGTAAATTTTCTACCAAGAACAATCATTCTTGTTGGTTTTAAAAGACTTGTGACAGAGATTAGATTTTTTCTATCATCATAATCATAGCTGTCGTGTGCCAACCATACTGCGATTGGTAATGTAATTTTACTTTCATTTGTTAGTTTGTTCATCTTTTTATCCTTATTTTGTTTACTTCAAAGCATTTTGCATTGCTTCCCGTTCCTGACATTCTGTTGCTTACAAGATGGTTTCCAACATATATACATTCTTGTTTAGTCATAAATCTTTCTTTAACTACAAGCTCTGTACTTGATGTACTAAGTATTGCTATAAGTAACCATTCCATGTTTTTCTCCTTCCCAACTTTTCATTAGTTCTTCAAGTTCATCTTCAATGTTTTCAAAGTTCTCCATTTCTTCCTCTGTTTCAATTACATGAAAACCATACTCTTCAAGTAGTTCATGTTCCTCTTCTTTAGTAACCATAATTGTAACCAAAGTCATATCTGTTAAATAGCCAGAAGAAAGCTGTATAGCATTGTTTATAATCATCTTCAACAAATGCTTTCATTTCCATAAACTCCTCTGCTGTATCTGGCATTTTTGTTTCACCATCACAAACAAATTTAGGAATTACATACTTTAATTTACTCCATGTGGATAATCTTATTGTGTGCTTTTTGGTTGTTATATCTATTGAATCCTCTGAAAAGTAAATATTTACAATATTTGGAAATCTCTCTCTCATTTTATCGGCAAGTATTGCTTCAAGATTAGATTTATTTCTTACTTCATCTCTATATTTTTGCATTTCTTCAAATAGTTTTTCCATAATATCCTCCTAAGATATGTTAAAATATTTCATCATTGTTTGAATTACATGGTCGTAATCACCTTCTAACGCTTCTCTTTGTACCTCATCTATGTCAACAATGTTTTCTGGGTTATCTCTGTTCCATTTGGCTGCTACCCTCTTTGCTGTACCAATAATTGCAAACGCATTTCCGTCTTTTTCATTTAGTTGTAATTTTGGCTTATCCATGTATTCCTTTATAATTGATACTTCAATATAATATTTTTTACCCTCATCACCATGCTCAACCATTGTTTGAAGATTTCTATTTGCTTCATCCTTATCAACATATACTTTAATCACTTTTGTTGCTGAATTATCTGAATAAGTCCACATTAATACATATATTAATTTCATGGTTTCTCCTTTAATTTTTTACGTTCATTTTCAATTTCTTCAACAAAACCTTTATTCCATTCTCTTGCATCTTCTGAATCAAGATATTTATTTTGCATAGATTTGTAACCATCACTCATTTTTGGCATTAGGGTAGATACTCTTCTGTAATAAGTCATAGCTTTTTTGGCTTTGTCTATTCTAAAATGCAATGCATCTTCATAGTCAAGTTTAGCCCACTCTAAAGCACTACATCTATATAAATCAAAAGTATTTTTAGTCATTTAAAAACTCTTCCAATTTATCTTGGTTATGAAAGAAATAATTTGTATTTTGAACAGCAGAAATATTTGCTCTTCTTGAAGCTTTATCTTTTAACCAGTCAAAGTCCATTAAACCATGATGTGATATATCTGATGCGTTAATAATATTGTTTTTTACTTTGTTGTAAACTGCTCCATATACTACTTCTCTACTTTTTAACATCTTTTTCCTCCATTTCTCTTTCCATATCTTCTTCCATCTGTCTGTCTCTTGCTTCTTCATAAGCCATATCACCCCAATCATCCATGGTTTCATCATAGGCTTCATAATCAATGTTTCCACAACCATCATCAAATTCACTTAGTTTTGGTTTTCTCATTTATTATCCTTTATTTTGTTCACACTATCCCCATATTGCTATTTCTGCTATTTTCATTTGTGTATTCCCATTACCTTACAAAGTGATATGTTTACTCCATGTTTAGATTTTATATTGTGTTTAAATTTAACACCATATACCTCTAATATGCAAGTAACAAGACCTTCTGTTTTTATTTCTTTGGTTTTTGCTCCAAGACCATGCACATTTGGTTTTTTCAAGTATATTATTTCTGTGCATGGTGTTTTTATAATATCGCCACCAACACCATCTTCACTAAGGCTTGCAAATATCTTTTTACCGTTTTTGTCTAGCATATTTGGAACGTGAATTGATAAGGTTTTTAGGTCTATTTCATGCTCTGCTTTTATTAAGTAGATATAATCTTTTTCTCGT